CATAGACTCCAAGAGCATCGGTCACAGGAAGACCGATTCCTGCTTTACCAGAGAATTCAGTTTCAGTGTCAGCACCGTCCACAGCGATAATTGCTGGTCCAGCCTGGACATAATATCCAGCAGAACCAACAGTGCCCTCATAGCCTACGTGAACGTCTGTCGTTGCCCCGGTGTAATCATCTCCCGTCCAACCAGCATTTGTTTCCACGTTGACGTAGGGACCTGCAACAGCAGCACCGGCGGACATGGACAGAGCAGCGGCAGCTGCGAATACAGATTTGATCATTTGTTAAACCTCTTTGTTACTTGCGGAATGATTACCCGCAGATGAATAGGGACTCGACATGTCCCGTTTGTTACCTTTCGTCACAATTAGGCAAAAGGTGTATTATTTATACTAGGTATAAATTCGGATCATTCGGTAATCCGAAAGCGAGTGACGGGGATCGAACCCGTGACACCAACTTGGAAGGATGGGATGTTGCCTCTACACCACACTCGCAAAATAGGCATATGCCTATTGTACGACAGACTGCCAGTCTTTGTCAAATATCTCTAGTCCCTTGTCTGTAAGAATATGATCATACATTTGATCAAATACTTTAGGTGGCATGGTTACCACTTGTGCTCCATTGTACCATGATCTTACTGCCCTTTGCACACTTCGGATAGAAGCAGAAAGAACCTGAGTTTTAATTCCATGGATTTGATACAATCCCGTGATAGAACGAACAACCTCCAAACCAGCTACAGATTGGTCATCTAATCTTCCAACAAATGGTGATACATAAGTCGCACCCGATTTTGCTGCAAGAACTGCCTGTGCAGCAGAGAAAATAAGAGTTACATTTACCCTAATTCCCTGCTCAGATAATCTTTTACATACAATTAAACCCTCACGGGTACATGGTACTTTAATTGTAGTGACATCACCAAACTTTTCATATAAACGAATTCCTTCATCATACATATCAAAGTCGGATCCAACAACTTCCATACTTATATCTTGCACCCCAATGTCTTTAATTTTTTGATAGACATTTTCCGGAGTTTTACCACTCTTCATAATAAGAGTAGGATTAGTTGTGACACCATCAACTAATCCTGTTGAAAAATATTTAGAAATTACTTCAGTATCTGCAGTATCAAGAAAAATTTTCATAGTCCTTTTAATCTATCATCAAGTTCTTTTAACATTTTTTGCCGTTCAAACATTGCACCATCAACCCAACCAGAACGTTCTTCCCAGGTTTGCCCCCCTTCAATACCTTTACTTGGATTGATGCATTGCTCATCACCAAATTTATTACAAACTAAACTAGCAAGGTCTAATTCGTTTCCAGAGTTTCCAGTACCTCTCCAGGTATGAACTCCGTTGATCCAAACTGCTTCACATTTTGGACATTCCTGTCTTTCTATTTTTAAATCTGAAAGTGGTTTTTCTGACATTTGATTACCTAACTTCAAAATTTAGTTTTTTTACTTTTCTTTTTTTTCTTTCTTCCTGAAAGGAAAGATCCTTAGCAGATAAAATATTTGATTTGTTTTTTTTAATTTCTGAATTTACTACTACAATTTCAGATAAGTCATTAGCGGTAATTGAATCGGTTTGTACGATCATATTGTTAGGACAACCGCAAGACTGAATTTTATTAGTTGCGGTAATCTCTTTACCACACATTCTACATCTTGTGGTAAGCATTTTTCTATTGAATAAATTGAGGTATGTGTATTTAGTTCGTATTATTTATTGGATTTTTCGTCAAACAATTCTTTAAGATATTTACAAAAAAACTTTGAACATGTAGAAGATCTTTGCTCATAGATTTGACAAAAACCTATATGATCATTATAACAAACACAAGCATTCCTTTTTGAATTTGGATTTATTCTCATTGCGGGATAACAATTTTTCTTCTGCCATATGGGGCGTTCTGGAAATAATTTTTTACCTTCTTCGTAATTTATGAATAAATCGTCCCATTTAATTTTTACATTTGGCATAGACTCCTGAACTCTTTTTAAAACTTCTTCAGAGTCTGGAATAGGACCTATAATATAATCTCTTTGCTCTAGGGTACAACAAGATCCATCATACCCTTCAATACCATAGCATCGACTTTGGCAAATATGAGCGTGATTCATATTTTTTTCCACAATGAGGGATCCAAAATTAAATGTTCGTTACTTATGGTATCACGTTTTGATGTAATCGTCAAGTCATATGATATTGATATTCTCGGGTTTCCTTTTTTAGATTCATAAGATTCCACTTGATGGTAAATATGAGATGGAAAAATTATTAACTTATTTAATTGTGGAGTAAACATAGATTTCTGTGTAGAATATTCAGTTCTTCTAAAGTCATTACCGATTGGTAAATCATCAACTATTGAATTATTAGTCCAAAATACTAATTCACCACCACAAGATTCTTCATCAAGTTGAAGATAATATACCAGACTGAGTGTCGAACTTTTATGAATATGTTTGTATATTTCACCATTATTAGGATTACATGCAGCAATCCAAGATTTTTGTGCGTATAAATTTATTGAGTTTATATCAGACCCCAACTCTTTTAAATATTCTTTGGCATGAAATGATATTTGCTCATTTAACCAATAAAAATTAACATGGTTGTGTATAGAAGATTCTCCAGTAGTGTCTCCAGTATAATTTACAGCATCATTATGCAAATTACTAGATGTTTTTCTTTTGGCATAACTGAGCATAGTATCAAAAACTTTTTGATCTGGTTCTAAAATACAATAATAAATTGGAGTACAAAATAATTTATCAATCATAGTATTTTAATAAAACTCCTCCACCTGGACTCGAACCAGGGACAACAGAGTTAACAGCTCCGTGCTCTACCAACTGAGCTATAGAGGATTAAACTCCGGTGAACCAACCGGAAATTCTGGGGAAAGTTCTACCCATGGTCTGTTTGTGGTGGGTGGTGAGGTTTCATCATACTCACAACTAGAGGGTCACACTGATGAACTTCTCTAGCACTACAACATTCCCTGATGTGGGATTCTCATGTCTCTGGTCTCCCAGTCACATGGCGGGTATCACCCCTGTGTTTATATACATTAACCCGTGAGTGACCACAAGGTTTGTTCTGTCACACCCTATGGAACTTCCGTCGAAATTCCAACGACTCAGGTAGGATTTGAACCTACGACCGACTGCTTAGAAGGCAGTTGCTCTATCCATCTGAGCTACTGAGCCAATAAAAAATCAAGAAGTTTTCTCGATGTATTCATTGTACTCTTCTTCAGAGATCTTGTCAAGAGTTATGACTTCAAAATCATCATCATCATCTTTAATGTCAATCCACTCATAAAACTCTGACAAAAGTGCTGTTGCATCTTCGTAATTATTGTCAATTTCATTCATTCGTTCAATTGACCATTCACGAATATTAGAAACAAGTTTTTCAGTCGTAATTTCCATAATAATCTTTTCTGAAGTACCTGCTGAGGATGTTGCTATTGTAGTATGCAGGTTCTCCTGTGTCAAGGGATTCGGTGAGGACTCCGTTGACAAAGAGTTGTCTCGTTTCTTCAAAATTAGTTTTGCCCTTCGTCTTATGAAGGCTGAGAATAGTTCTACTAAAATTCTGCTTGCCGTATTTGATAATGTCTTCTTTAAGTTCCGGACAAGACCCATAATAATTTCTCCAATCAGATTCTTGTTTTACTTTTCGTTTCTTTCCTTTTGGGGTTCGGAACGACCAAAAGTACTTTCTCCCAAGGTATTTTCTACCGTTGATGAGATTGGTAATACGGTACACAAAGCCAAAAAAGTCCCGAACATCATCCCCAACAAAAGGTCTCTCCAAATAGATCCATGGATTTTCATAATCAATCTCTATACTCATCAATTGCATCTAATACCTTGTTTAGGTATTTATTTGCCATACACTTACCATCACCATCAGGTTCGTTTGAAAGTGCCTGTTTTAATTTTAACACTCTAACTTTAAACTCATCTTTTTTCATTGTATTCCTAGGCATAAAATAAAGTTGCTATGATCCACTATTTAAGAAATTTTTTAAAATTTACAACTACTAAATGTGCCTTTGCTAACATCTTGCGAATGGTCCTACTTGCTTGATGTTGTATAATTTTGGTTTTGATTTATTTTTCATTCTATAATAATTTTCTTCTAATGCAAATAGGTTTTTAATTAATTCCTCTCTGAATTCAGAACTGACCAATGACAGAAAACTATTTGTACTGTATCGATACCCAGTTTCAACTGGTGTAACTTCATGTACCCAATAATAATCTGCTGGCCAAATCATCATCTCTCCACGATTTAGTTTTACTGTATGTTTACCATTGAAAAACTTGAATTCTCCACCAGTATAATCATTATTCAGATTGAACGTGATACTTCCATAAATTAGAGGTCCATGATCAGTATGAGGATGAATTTTATCACCAGCACCATACTTCAACAGTCTATACATGTGGGAGTGACAAAGAGATCCTCTCATCAAAGGCATATTAAAAGATCCTTTAGACTCCAAGTAATCCATGTACTCATTGATTGCTTGTTCAGTTTTTTCAAACAAAAGATCATAATTTTTTGTGCCTTCTAATAAAGAAATTCTTTGGAAAGAAGAATGAGTATCAATGCCAGTATTAGAATGAAAGCAGTGTTCTAGTACAGACTCACTAGAACGTTCCTCATATTCAGAAATCAAAGAGTCACACTCGTCATCAGATAAAAAATTAGGGACCCTATAAATCAATTCACTAATATCAAAACTCACAACTGAAAACCACTAAATGTGTCTTTACCAACGTCTTGCTTGATGCCACCAACAACATAAGACTCAACTTCCGTTTCCTGTGGTGCTACCTGCAAACCCTTTGAAGAAATCCAATGCTGCGTCCAAGGAAGAGGATTATTTTTTGCTGCTACATCATATACAGGTTTGAGTCCAATTGCTTTCATACGACGATTGGCAATCCACTCAACATACTTTTTAAGTAGTGTATCATTTAATCCAATCATACTTCCATCTCTAAACAGATAATCTGCCCATTTCTTTTCTTCATTTACAGCACGATCAAACATACCGTAAACCCATTCTTGCTCCTCCTCAGCAATTTTCTTCATGTCAGGATCATCACCTTCTTTCCATTTGTTCAAAATGTTTTGAGTGATTGCCAAATGTTGATTTTCATCTCTTGCAATAAGAGAGATAATTTTTGCACTTCCTTCCATGAGTTTAAGTTCACCGAAAGCAAAAGAACAAGCAAAACTAACGTAAAACCTAATACCCTCAAGAATATTAACGTTTGCAACTGCTCTATAAAGTTGCCTTTTAATGTTTAAAATTTCTTCTTCAGATACATGCGTTCCCCTAAAATCATCAGTCCAACTATTACCAGAAGAATAAAGATAAGAAGACTGAATGAATGTGTCGTAAGACTCAGTTACACTCTGTGCCCTTTCAAGAATCCTTTCATCTTTGATAATAGTATCCAGAACTTCTGCTGGATCAGAATATACATTCTTTATAATATATGTGTATGACCTACTATGGATCATTTCCATAAATCCCCAAACTTCCATACATGCTTCCAATTCAGGTAAAGAACAATGTGGAATAAATGCCATTCCTGGTCCACGTCCTTGAATAGAATCAAGCATAATTTGATATTTCAAATTAGAAGTATAGATATGCTTCTGCTCTGGTCTCAATGATTGATAATCACCACGGTCTTTCTGTAGAGAAACCTCTTCAGGTCTCCAAAAATATCCAAGTTGTTGAGTAGTTAATTTCTCAAATACAGGATACTTATATGAATCATAACGTTGAACTCCAAGAGGTTTACCAAAAAACATAGGTTGCTTTTTAGTATCATAATCTTCAGTATTGAAGACTGTCATTCCCTTGACTTTAGTTTTTTCACTGTTCATAGTTGATGCCCTAAACTGCACAAGATTCACACTCCCCCTCCTCTAAATTGATTAGTTCTTTTACTATATCATCTAAACTATTTTTTTCAACACTTACAACTTCATCAGTTTTAGCGTCATAAGTATTTTGATAGTATGATGTTTTCCATCCGTACTTATATGTAGTTAAAAAATCTTTTGCCATTTCAGATACCGGAACTTCATTATCCGGATAATTTTCTGGATTATATGACCAATTTCCAGAAATAGCTTGGTCGAAGAATTTCTGCATTACAGAAACTATATTAATATATCCATTGTTATTAGGCATATCCCAAAGCAAAGTATAATTATTCTTTAAAGATACGTATGAAGGAACAACCTGCTTAAGAGGTCCTTTCTTACTTTTTTTAATGGACAAATAGTCTCTAGGTGGTTCGATTCCATTGGTTGCATTTGACACAACGGAACTGCTCTCTGAAGGCATTTGTGCGGACAATGTTGAGTGCCGTAAACCATGCTCCATGATAGATGCTCTAAGACTTTCCCAATCATGCTGATACTCCAGATTTGATATTTCATCAACATCACTCTTATATGTATCTATTGGAAGAATCCCATCAGCATATTTGGTACGACCAAAATCAGTACACCAACCTTTCTCCTTTGCAAGTTGATTGGATACTTTCAGAAGATAATATTGAAAAGATTCAGATAATCCATAAACAGCATCCCATGCCTCTTGAGAGTCATATTTAAATCCAAGTTTAGCAAGATAATGAGCAAGACCAATAAACCCAATTCCAAGTGATCTACGTGCTTTTGTAGCACGTTCTGCTGCTTTCACAGGATATTCCTGATAATCAATTAGTTCTTCCAAACCACGAACAGCAAGATCACAAAGATTTTCAAGTTCTTCATCAGACTTAACTTTACCCACATTAATAGCAGACAAAATACAAAGAGCAATCTCTCCATTTTCATCATCAATATGCTGCAATGGATATGTAGGAAGAGTAATTTCTTGGCATAGATTACTCATCTCAACCTTATCTTTAAAGGAAGAGTGACTATTACAGTGGTCAATATTCATAATGTAAATACGACCAGTTTCTGCTCTTTCTTTTAAAAGTGCCAGAATAAGATCTTGGGCAGAAACTGCCCTTTGAGGAACATCTGGATCACCCTCGTAAGCTCTATATAAATCATCAAATCCAGGAGTACCAAAAGCATCATAAAGACCTGGAACATCGTGAGGTGAGAACAGTGTAATATGCTCATTCTTGATGAATCTTTCATAGAAGAGTTTTGAAATCTGGATGGAGTAATCAAGTTTACGAACCCTGTTATCTTCTGTGCCTTTGTTGTTCTTAAGAACAATAATGTCTTCTATTTCTTGGTGCCAGATTGGGAAGTGGACAGTCGCTGACCCACCACGAATTCCATTCTGTGTACAGCAGCGGACAGTTGATTCAAACTTTTTAAGGAAAGGTACAACACCTGTGTGTTGAACTTCTCCACCTCGGATCTTACTGTTGATGCCACGGATTCTACCTGCGTTGATACCGATTCCCGCCCTTTGTGCAACATATCTGCCGACAGCCATATCAGAACTAAAGATGCTATCGAGGGTGTCATCAACATCAACAAGAACACAGCTAGCATATTGTCGAAGTGGAGTTCGCACTCCCGCCATGATAGGTGTGGGAATGTTGATTTTGTGTCTGGAGATTGCATCGTAGTACCTTTTGATATATGAAAGTCTCGTTTCTTTTGGATACTCTGAAAAGATAGTCAACGCAATCATAATGTACATAAACTGTGGAGTCTCATACACCCCACCAGAACTTCTATCCTGCACTAGGTATTTATCTACAACTTGCCTTAAACCAGCATATGTGAAAAGAAAATCACGATCATGATCAATGAAAGAATTTACCTTACTAATTTCTTCCTGGGAATACTTCGTAAAGATTTCTTTATCATACACATCGATTGTAGTGCAATTTAGAATATGATTTTCAAGATTAGGCATCTCTCTCATTCTTCCATATAATTGCTTACGAACTGAAAATAGAAGCAATCTTGCAGCAACAAACTGATAATTAGGATGATCCAGATCAATCAAATCACTAGCACTCTTAATTAAAATTTCTTGAATCTCTTCAGTCGAAATTCCATCATAAAATTGAATCCCAGAAGTCATTTCAACTTGACTTGCAGAAACACCTGCAAGATCTCTACATGCCTCATCTACCATGATATGCATTTTTTCTAGATCAAGAGTTTCAATTCTCCCATCTCTTTTTTTAACCTTTGTACCGTTACTCATATCCTTTTCCAATTGTTGAATTTAACTTTTGCTTGTAATCCAGAATAGGTATTTAATTTTAACACGTCTGTAATGTTATGTCCAGCAAGGACCATATCATTAATATCTTTCTCTATGATGTTGGTTGGCCAGATGACGACTCTCTGATTTCTGTCAATACACTGCCCAATTCTTTTGACAATTTCTCTATTGCGGGGCTCGTTATCGTAAACAAAAATAATATCGCTTCCCTCAAGACAACGAACGTCACCGTCACTACCACACAAAGCCACACTATTGTCGATGAAAGTGCTGTCAAAGGGTCCTTCGACCACATAGATTGGTAATTTTGTATCGATTGTTTCAAGTCCATAAATTTTTGGTGCCTCTTCATCTAACATTACGGTGATATATTTATTTGGAGAATTTCCCAGTGATCTCCCCTGAAATCCAATTAAATTTTTTTCTTGGTAAAGTGGAATGATGATTCTAGGTTCATCAAAAGTTGTTTCTGAAAATACTTTCTTATATGAATTACAAAATTCCTTAAAATTTTGTGCATAATAAAATTTTTTGGGATCGATTCTACGTTTTTGTAAATAGGTTCTACTACTTTCCACCTCATCACATAAAGGGAGAATAATTTTGGATTTAAATATAGGTTTTTCAAAAACGAATTTAGGTTCATCTGCTACAAAATTTTTACCAGTATGCCCTTCTTTAAATTTTTCAAGTGTATATTGTTTATAAAGTATAGTATCCATTGTCTTTAGAAAACTGTTTAAAGACATACTGGCACCACAATTGTGACACTTAAAATTAGTATTATTTTTAATTTGGTAAAAGTAACCCCTGGTTTTGTTTTTATTTTTTTGTGAATCTCCACAAATAGGACATCTAAAATTATAGAGTCCTGTCTTTACTTTTTTGAATTTCTGGAGACGTGAAGAAATTAACCCAATGTACTTGGAGTCAACCAGATCCATTATAAAATTACTATTATTGTCTTTCTATTATAACTTGCTGTGGTTGAGGAGTCAAGAACATAGGGACGATTCTACTACCGGCACCTATCAAGAGTGCTCCAACAACAAAAACTCCACCAACCTGCCATCTAAACTTA